AATAGTCCGGTATCTCTGGGTAGTCTTTATCAAATGAATATCTTGATGCTACATAATACCAATATGTAAAGAACTGGTAATCGTAAGGCTTGCCTTTAATCGCATCGATCTTTAATTGATAATACCCATGTGCTTGCTTCTTACCTAATTTATTACCTATTGCATTGATATTAAATCTTGATTCTCTGTAGATAATTTCATTATGACATTTGTATTGCTTGTCAGTTAATTGATAATTAGCAAGTCTTTTAATTGGCATGTTTTGAGCCTCTGGACTACTTGCTCCAGCAATAGGCATAGTGATCCCACTAACGACTGCTACCGAGCAAGCTAAGCCTTTCAGGCTTGCTCTGAGCCCTTGAGGGGCTCTAGCCGTAGAGTGTACCGAATGAGTCAAATACATCGACATAAGTCCTGCTCAGAGCGGCGTGTCATTTAATTACCTACTAATTTCAACGGTGGGTATTCTCTTGGAATAGGAATAACACCATTTACTAGATAATCAACCGCCTTGAATAACAATTCCGGATTGTCTTGAAATAGCCCTAATCCTCTGTTGCATCGATTACAAAGTAATCCTCGGACTTTGCCAGTCTTATGATCATGGTCAATACAAAGTGCTATTAAGCCATTATCTCCAAGGCAGATATAACACTTGCTATCTTGATCAAGCATCATGGCGTCAAATTCATCCACCTGAATGCCATAAGACCTAATTCGCTTACCTCTGGCTATCTTGTAATTCTTGAAATCCTTGCCATGTATTTCTTTTGCCATGGCTTCTAAAAACTTCTCAGCCAAGAACCTTGTATCGAAAGTTTTGCTATGCCTGTTGCCCTCTTTGTCAATAATTCTTGCTTGATAACTACCAGAAGGCAGTTTTCTTAAAGCACCCCATCTACGCTTTGATCTAGGCATTATTTATCCGTAGAATAGAATCCAGTACCTTTGAATGAGATACCGAAAGAGCTGTAAATCTTGCGCATTGGTTCATGGCAGAAGCCGCATTCAACATCGTGTGGTTCATTTATCTTTAACTCCTTCTCATAGCGAAGATTGGCCTCGCATTGATCATTCGTACATTCAAATTCGTAGATTGGCACTATTGATCCTCACATGATTTACATTGTCCGGCAATAGTCCATTCGCCACATCCATTACATCGCTGAATATCTGAGTCTTTGACTACATCTTTGCGTTTCTCATATCCAGCAGCTAGTAGTAACTCCACCAGATCGCCAAAGCGAATCATGGCTACATACTCGTCAGCCTTCTCACCTTGCCCATTAAGTCGAAAGCAAGCGAACCCCAATAGGCCACTTTCGGCTGTCCTAGTTTCGATCTGGCGGAGTGTCCCTACTACATCGAGTCCTGTGCGCGCTTTAACCTCGCAGTCGAACGGAACATTGAGAATGTCTCGCCCAGAACCTCGACCTACCACAGCACCTTCCCACCAGCGCCGTAGATACTCTGCTACTACACGCTCTGTGCGAAAGCCCCTATGCTTGCGGCTTTGACTCATTGACTGCGTGGCATTTCTTGCATGACCAAGTAATTGATTGACCTTCTACCCAGAATGCTAATTCTGTGCTTGGAACTGGCTCGTTGCATAGATGACATAATATACGAACTTGTAACGCATTGAGCATCTCACGCGCCTTAGCCTTCTCATATAATTCGTCATCTGTTGGGAACTTCTCCCATTCACCATCTTGGTTCAGAAACTGTAAGCCGCTCATGATCGAGCCTCTTGCGGTTTCCATGCACCATTGGCATCGATGACATACCAAATTGGATCGCATTTGTTGACCTCTGACCAGCGCTCACCATTCATCGGCTTAGCAGAACATCCCATATTGGCCCATGCTTTGCCATTCTTGTTGCCTGTGCGCCATTCCCTTGCACCATGAACGCAATGAGGAATGTCCTTATCAATCTTGGTTGCACCCAATACATCCTGGACTAGGGCTACTGCTTCCGCAGCTGTCCCAGCAGGTTCAACCGTTTTTACTGTCCATGGATCATCCTCGACCGGCATTGTTATTTTGTCTGCTAACTTTGCTGAAAATGTCTGAGGAATTGTTTTTGCCATATCATCAGCCGTAGCCGTCTTTCCACCTTTTAGTAAGAGGATTGCCCTACCAAGTGCAGAAGTAGCAATATCTTCAACATAAAATCGTTGCATATTTTTTATGTATAGATCGCGAACTCCATGAGCCACATTTGTTGCTACTGGATAAACATCATTTGCATCACGCCAAATCGATGCCTTTATTGTTATCAAGCCCTTTTCAGCATCATGAAATAAAACTGATAAATCAGACCTTCCCATAGGATAGTTTTCTATGAACCATCTGTTGAGTGTTGCTACATCTTCATAATCTTCCATCTTAAACATAAAGTTCATTCTCCTCAGTATGTAATTGTCCGGCAATGGCCATGTAAGAAACCGCATCTACATAGGTATCGACCTTGGCGCTTTCCATGCTTCTGGCTATTTTGACGAGTGCCATGCAAGTCGCGACTTGGTAATCTGTAATTGGCATTTCAAGATAACTTGCCCAGAGGGCAGCTGTTCGCGCCATATTGTCTGACGGATGACCATAGTCGAGACCACGATCTTGGATCGTTGCTCGGGCTTCGTTAAGGTAATCACGAGCCATCATATTCTGACCTGGCTGCGTTGATCGTAGAACTTTCGTAGTGACTTGCGACCGCTCAACCACCCATCGCGATGACCAGTCTTATAGCCTATGAACCAACATGCGGCACATAGAGCCATAATTATCAAGTGTGTTATTGACATCTTGCTCCCTTTGACCAGAACTTCTGGCCTTCTTGAGAGAAGTAAAGCATCGCTAGGAGACAGAACCGCGCTTCTTTGTATAACGAAACGGTAACAATTCTGCATCATCGACATGATCATCGATTGTGCGTTTTAGATCGTTATCGAGATCGTCCATACCTACGCCCGTGAACTACGAAAGTCCCATCCTTCTCAAGATTAATAATACTGATCTGACTGCCCTTGACATCTTCTTCGATGATGATAAAGGCTTGCTGCCAGTTCATTGTTCCCTTGGTGTAAGTAGCCTTGCGCACATCCATAAGATGGCCACCTTCATACCCCCGAATGATGCGATTAATCTTGCCACCACTTGATTCAGAAAATTGTGAAAAACCAGCGCGATGCGTGTGACCACAGATGGTCGAAATACCCGCCCTGCGAGCGCTCTCAAGCGCCGTCAACCCCGGTGTGGGCTTCACACTACCCTCGTCCCCATGTACCGCCAAAACGCCTTTAGCGACCGGGTATGGCTTCTTATGGTAGGTAATACCCAGTTCGTCCAACTTCATGAACTTTTCAAACTTTAACTCAGGCAAGGACATGAATGCAGGGATTTTGTTCATTATGACATTGAATAATCGATCGGTATGATTAGAACGAACCATGTGCTGATCCTTGGCGTATTCGCCCAACCGCCAAAGAATATCAACGGTCATGTCTCGGTTATCAGCTAGTGTTTGTTCGTACCATCCTGGCTTGCCTTCGCTCCAACGCCCGATTTCTGTGAAATCTGCTTCGTCTCCCAGAGTAAGTACGCTATCTGGGCGGTATGCCTTAATAAAAAAGATAACATTGTTAACGGCTACCTCATCGTGCAGGGGAATTTGAAGGTCTGGAACACAAACTGTTCGACGCATAGCCATAATTAGTCCTCATCATCATCTTCATCATAAGTGTGCGGAATTAGATCGGGCTTAGGAAGTATCCAGTCAGGATAAGCAGATGGCTCAGTAATTATTCCAAGGGCTATGTCAACATCAAAACCAGCGCGGCGAAGCGCCCTATACATTTCTTGCAGACTAATTGCCCAAGCATCGAGAGCTGAATAAGTGTCTAGATCGATAACCTTCTTGCGAGCCATAGATAAAATTATCGCTCTAAGAGGATGTTATATATCTCATCAACACGCGCATTAAGTCTTTTAATCTCCGATAGCAAGTGAGTGATCACATAGCCAGCCAAGCCACCCACTATCGCAAGTGTAGCAATATAAAGATTTAAGTAATCTTGAGTTGTCATCGTTTTGGAGTGGCATATCCAAAGATACCGGCAACAACCGCGCCCAAGATTGATCGATAGTTTAGATCAAAGTTAGAGGTTGTTCCCCATACAGCTAGGAATGCGCCGATTGAGATAACTGCTGGATGCTTCATGTTCATTCTGTCTCCGTATCTGGGATGTCGATTTCTTCAACAATGTTGTTATTTGGCTTGGTTGGGTCGTAGCCGCCGATGCCGTAAGTAACTTGCTTTGCCATATTAAGCCTTTCTTACTATGGGAAGAATTACTGTTTGATTAAAACTTGGTGAAGAAGCATTGGCAAAAGCGCCAGTAACGCCTGTCTGTTGATAACCTGACGCGTAATAATTTGCATTAGAAGCATTCAAAGGTAAACCTGGAAAGCCAGGTCTTGGATCACCAGTTGTTCCCACAAAGTTATTTGCACTTGCAGCGGTTTGTGTATTTGCTGCAAGCCAGTAAATGCCAGCGGAAAGAGATTGGTTAATAGTTATCTGATAAATACCGTTGGCTGCTGTTGCGCTGACCGTCCCTGCATCTATTAGTAATTGATCTGGCGCAGAGGCCGTATTAGAATAAATGCCCAGTCTTACTGATGCAGTTCCAGTAAATGCACTTGATGTCAATATGCCAATACGATCTACACTTAAATTAGATGGAACGAGTAAAGGCGTGTAATAAGTTACATTAGCGGTCGCAGTAATTGAGGAAGTTCCAGAAACACTTCTGTAATACTTTGTTGAAATCCAGTCAAGTCCTTTACTAAAAGCCAAGTCATAGGCAGTCTTTACTGCATTAGGAGTAGCAGCAGTAGTAGTTGAAGTTGATGATACTGAGTCAGTTAATTGCAGCGCTCCAGCAGCAGAAGTAGTACCTGCTGAGATTGAAAGATTGGCAGCTGAAGAAGTGCCAGCATTTGTAAGCGGTGCATTGACTGTAACTACGCCTGATGGGCCTTGATCGCCAGTATCGCCTTTAGCGCCTGTTGCTCCAGTTGATCCTGTTGCCCCAGTATCGCCTTTATCGCCTTTGATGCCCTGTAAGCCAGTTGAACCTATTGGGCCTGTTGCGCCTTGCGCACCTGGATTGCCTTGAGTTCCCTGTAAACCTTGTGGGCCTGTTGGTCCTTGTGGGCCTGTTGGTCCTGCTGGGCCTGTTGGTCCTGCTGGGCCGCCTGAATCGCCCTTCTCACCCTTTTCGCCTTTTGGACCAGGAAAGAGGTTATTTGAACTGATCGTTACGCGACCCATTAGTTAACTCCGATCAAAGGAATATCGAACGAATCGTCATGTAAATCCCCAGCCAAAGTAAAAGAGATATGAGCGTGATGGTTATGCTTGTTAATACCAGTGT